AATACTACACCAGCCTCGGTGACGTGGTATTTATATCCTAAGATCCCAAAATAATTGCAGCGCATGGACCTAGACTCCCATATATTTACACTTTTGGCACCGAGATATCTTTCATTATTTATGTTTTTGCCCCAAATGCGTTTTATGCGTACGACGTCGTTTTGTAAGACCAAATAAATAATATATGTTTTTTTTCCTTTTTGTTTTTATTTTTTTAAATGCCGCTGCGCGGCACTTCTTATTCAGATGAAATAGGAGGGCGATTGTTCGTTTATTTTTTTTCATTTCATTCTTTCTTTTAATTAAAAGAAACAAAATATACGTATTTATAATGATATTTATTCCAAATATTCCTCGCATTTCATTTCCATCATGTGGTGTTTGAGGCAAACACCACAAGGTCTACAGGGGATTACATGGACTCTATCCTGACTAATTTTCTCAAAGTCAGGCATAAAATTAGACATAACTACTACATGGATACAATTAATTAATGGAGCCATCAGAGGCTCATATTTATTACTAACTATTAATCTATCTTTAAACATCTCTATTAAGCTATATTGTAGATAATCCTTCTTATCACGAGGGATATCGAATACAATATTATTTCCTAATTGTCCTATATATTGATAACTAACATTATCAGCAGACCCACCACGTGTATAGAACCAGGACCCACTTCTATACAGGTCTCGCGCGAAGGTCGATTTGCCTTCTCCACCAGTGGGACCATACACCCAGAAGATAGTGCGGTCATCTGGGGCCCTTTCGAGGAGCGTCCTCAGGCGCAATTGCCAAGATTTCAAATTTGAAATTTGAATCTCAGTGGCGCTCTTCTGGAATTCTTCCTCAGCAAGCTTGGCCTTCACACGGCGAAACAGTGAGGGATTCTCCTCCGCCATTCTCACCGGACTTCGAATTACACTTTCCCTTTGCCGGCGTCTATGAGAACCACTAGGGCAATAATCCCCAAATTCAAAGGGGCCAGAAACCCTAGTTTCCTCTTTCATACAATAGTCGCAAGCTTCGTCTGTCTTACGAGCTCGCTGTTTCTCCAGATGGGGATTCAGATCCCCAAATAGGGCCTTCACCTGTTTCAGACTACGTTTGCCCTTCAATTGCAGATAACCCTGCAAATGGCGACGTTTCGTCGTCGGAGACTCCTCCTCCTGCCAACAAGCGTAAGAGACATGGGTGTTCTCCAGCAACGGCACCAGGTTTGGTGCAGTTGCAGTTAGGAAGAACACCGTGAAACACCACCACTGAGATTGAAGACAAGGCATCGCTGCGCGACGTTTATATGTTTTTTTTAAGAAAGAAACAGAAGAGAGAGAACACGTGAATCGCACGAGGGAACCAAGGAGAGGGAACCGAGGCTGGGT